CGTTGAGCATCGGCGAGTTTCTGACCAAGGCCACGCAAAATCCTGTGGCGCAGCCATCGAGTAAACCAGCGCGGGCGAAAAAATGACCTCGCACTATCGTCACCGGCGCATCTACAACCCGGCTACGGTCTTCCCGACGCCGATCGAGCCGGGCGAGATCGCGGTGAACACATCCAATCGCCAGCTCGCGGTCGGCGATGCCGATCCGGCCTCGCCGGGCTCGATGAAGCCGCTCATCGGCGTGCGCTTCTTTGATGCCAAGGCGCAGTACGCGGCCGGCGAATTTATCGTGCAGGCCGGCGTGCTCTACTGCAGCAAGGACGCGATCGTGCCCGGCCCCTTCAACGCCGCGCAGTGGGATCCCTACGCCAGCAATGCGGCGAGCAAGGCCTACATCGACGCCGCCGACAGCGCGATCAGCACCGCCTATCAGGCGGCCGACACCGCCATCATCACCGACTACCAGGCCGCCGACCTCGCGCTCACCTCGTCGGTGAACAGCAAGTTGAACAAGGCCGGCGACAGCATGACCGGCGCGCTGCAGCTCGCGCGGGCGCCGCAGGCCGACCTCGAGGCCGCCACCAAGAAATACGTCGACGAGACGGTGGCCACCGGCGGGACGGTGCCGCGCGCCGACCAGATCATCACCGTGCCGCTCGGCGGGCTGTCGTCGGGCAACGTGCAGCTGCAGCTCTACGAGCTCGACCTGGAGAAGGCACCGATCGCCTCGCCGCAGTTCACCGGCAACCCGCGCGCGCCGACGCCGCCGCCCAATGATGCCAGCATCTCGATCGCCACCACCGCCTTCGTCGCCGGCCAGGCGTCGACGGCCACGCCGCTGGTCGCCGGCACCGCCGCGGTGGGCGCTTCGCTCAAGTACGCGCGCGAGGATCACATCCACCCGGCCGATCCGGCCATGGCGCCGCTCGACTCGCCGGTCTTCACCGGCAACCCGACGGCACCCACGCCGTCGCCGGGCGACAGCGACAAGTCGATCGCGACAACGGAATTTGTGGCGCAGGCGGTGGTCGGCGTGTCGGGTTTTTCCACCGGCGACGTCAAGCTGACGTTCAAGTCAACGGCCGATGGCGGCTGGGTGATGATGAACGACGGCACCATCGGCGATGCCTCGTCGGGCGGCACGACGCGCGCCGGCGCCGACGCGCATGCGCTGTTCATCCTGCTCTGGGATGCCATACCGGACGCCTACTGCCCGGTGTCACCGACGCCGCGCGGCTCGAGCTCGGCTGCCGACTGGGCAGCGCACAAGACGCTCAAGCTGCCGCGCGCGCTCGGCCGCGCGCTGGCGATCGCCGGCAGCGGCGCCGGCCTCTCGGGCCGCGCGCTCGGCCAGTTTGTCGGCGAGGAGAACCACACGCTGATTGCCGGCGAGCAGGCGAGCATGCCGGTGAGTGTGAGTGGCAGCGGATCACTGTCAGGCCATACGAGATACCTTGATAATGACAGCGGCAGTCCCTCCAAAACTTATCCATTAACCCCCTTGTTTATTTCGGATCAGCCCGCCGGCCCGCCGAATTACACCCCCACTTACACAGATATTCCGGTTTCCGGCACCGTTACCGTCGGCGCCGCCGGCACGGCGACCGGCGGTGGCCAGCCGCACAACAACATGCCGCCGATGTCGTTCATGAACGTCATGGTCAAGCTGTGAATGCCACGGTCAAAACCGTCGCCGACAATCTCAAATCGCACCCGGTGGCGTTTGCACTGCTCGTCGTCATATTTATGTTTCTCACCGCCGAGCTCTACGTCTTGCGCACCGTCTCCACCAACACACAGTCGCGCTTCGACGCGCAGGACAGGCTGCTGGATCGCATGGCGACCGACTGCTTCCCGGCGCGGGACAACAAGAAGGGCGATCGACAATGACCGATCGCCGCGCCGAGTGCCTGACCGTCCTGGTCGACCAGGTCAACGCCATCGCGCCCAACCGCGACGTCTCCTCCGATGGCTGGATCGGCGACGAGAGCCACCAGACGACGACGTCCGATCACAACCCGTGGGTCTACGACGATGACGGCACATGGGTGGTCACGGCGCAGGACATCACCGACGATCCCGACAACGGCATGAGCTGCCAGCAGCTCGTCGACGCGATCGTCGCCAGCGAAGACGAGCGCATCAAGTACATCATCTGGTGCCGGCAGATCTGCAGCGGCACCGGGCAGGATCACGCACCGTGGGTGTGGCGCGACTACACCGGCTCCAACGATCACACGCTGCACGCACACTTCTCGGTGAAGCAGTATCCCGAATACTACGACGACAAGCACCTCTGGGCGATCGACATGGAGAGCGCGCCGGTCACGGCGCAGAAGGACGACGAAACAATTCTTCCCGTGCTGCAGCGCGGCGACAAGGGACCATGGGTGAAGGTGCTGCAGCGCCAGCTCATCGCCGAGGGTGTTCACGTCATCAGGATCGACGGCGATTTCGGGCCGTCGACCGAAATGCAGGTGTGTGCGTTTCAGTATCGCAACAGCCTGGTGGTCGACGGCGTGTGCGGGCCGTACACCTGGCAGGCGCTGAAGGATTAAACGATAGGGAGGCGGTCATGGGTGCATTGTTTGGTTTTCTGATCACGCTGATCGTGCTGTGCGGAGCAGCCGCAATGTTCTTCATCGTGGTCGACAAGGCCGCTCCAGACCCCGCCATGAACAGGGTGGCCAAGATTGCCGTCGGCGTCGTATTCGCGGTCGTCCTCATCCTCGCGATCCAAAACGTGCTCTTCGGCGGCGGCGCCGCGCCCACGGTCGGCAACATCATCGGCTTCGCCATCGGCATCATCGTCATCCTTGTTGTGCTCTACCTGCTCGACATGGCGATCGGACTGATCGCCAGCTTCACCACGCCACAAATTGCCGAGATTGTGCGGGTGATCATCTTCGCCATCATCCTGATCGCGCTGCTGATCCTGGTCGACAATACGCTGATGGGCGCACGCTACACCGGCAGCTATATCCACCTCGGCGACACGCCATCGATCATGAAGCCAGAGCGGAGATGATCGAACGCAATATGGTGCTGGCGATCGCTTTGGGAGTATTGATCCTCATGCTGGTGGCTGCGTCGGTCAGCTGGCCGGCATGCTGCCGCTGCGCGTACGACGCGGAAAAGGTTCTGAGGTGTGACTGATGAACAAGGCACGCGCTGCGCAGATCTGGGACCAGCTCGAGCGCCAGCTCATCGAGCATTGCGGGCTGCCGAACGGCCGCATGCTCGAGCTCGCGCGGCCAGGACTGATCCGGCGCATCGGCAATGCGCTGTCAGTGAAATCAGTGAAGGAAGAAATACCCCAGAGGCGTCTGGTACAGCTCGCAAGGCTCCCAGCGGTTGGTTATAGGGCCAACCCTCGCGTCCCTTCAGGGGAGCGCCTCGACACCATCCACGATCCGCGCCTGGCCGCGATGCTCGAGCACTCCTGCTCGCGCCGCATGGGCTACGACGGCGACGATCCCGTCGACTACGGGAGACGCTGATGCCCAGCCTCGCCGACGAGCTCGTTGGCGGCCTGGATGACTGGCAGCGGGTGATGCTCGCCGGTGGCCAACTCCCGCAGTCGGCGGGATTTCCGCAGGCACAGGCTGCGCCGGCGGCACCAGCGCCACCGCAATCACTCGCCGATCGTTTCGCCAGCCTGTGGCACACCTACGCGCCAGAACCCTATCGCACGGCCGGCGAGGCAATCGCTGCGGTGCCGGGCACCATCAAAGACTTTGTCGACGTCACCGGCGCATACCAACCAGGTGTGCGACGTGAGGATTATACCGACATCCCGGCAACGGGCGGATTTGGGCGCAATTTCGGCTCGGAGCCGAATGATCCTGCGATCGCCGCCTCAACGAATGCAGCCCTGCTAACGCAAGTCCCGTTTGGCACCACTGGTCCCGAGGTCGGCACTGTGCTGACCGCCGGCCGTCGTCTTCCTGCCAGGAGGGGCGCCTACACGCAGGCCCGGCCGCTGGAAGATTTCGTGCCGCCGCCGATGGGGCACAACATGCCGCCAGAGGCAATGCAGGTCGAGCCGCCAGCTCCTGCTGCAGCAGCTCCCGCCGCAGTTCCTCCCGTCGAGTCGCCCGTCGCCAGCGAGCTCGCGCAGACGGCCGAGCTGCCGCCGGCACCGCAACCGCAGACCTGGGCGCAAGGGTTACCCAGGCCGAAACCGGCCGCGCAGTCGACTGACATAACGAATATTCGCGGCCTGCCGGTTGATCAGGCGATCGAGATCGCACGCACGCAGCCGCATTTGATCAAGTCAGGCGAGCGCGGCGAAGGGCTCTATGTCGGTGGTCCGCGCGAGGTGCAAACCAAGCAGCAGCTCAACAAAATCCGTTCTGATTTCGACAAGTACATCGCCACCAATCCGCGCGGCGGTGACTGGTACGATCGCTATCGTGCCGGCATGAACGAGGTCACCGGCGGCGATCCGTTGCAAAACAAATGGATGTCGGCGCAGGAAGGGCAGTGGTCGGCCGGCGTTGATCCCGGCACCGAGGTGCATTTTGCCATTAAGGAAAACAACTCGGCGCTCGCCGGAATGCCGGTCAAGGCTGGACGGCCGGATCCGCATGAAGCGCATTTGGCCGCGATCGCGGCGAAAGATCCGAGCCTCTACCAGCTCGGCGAGAAGACCGGCGAGTACGCAACGCAGGTCAATCCCGATCAGTTCAACCCGCCAGGCGCCACCGGCGTGAATGATTTCCGCCACGCGCGCAATTTTAACTACACCGATCCGAGCGGAGCTCCGCAGCGAGAAGCGCTCGGTCCTGCCGGCCACAAATTTCTCGACATGGAAACCGCGCTCGCCGTCGATCGCGCCAACCGCACCAACCTGGGCGGTCGATCAAATTGGACCGGCGAGCAGCTCCAGGCGGCACCTTGGGTGCATCAGAAGGCGCTCGATCTCATGTCGCGCAATCCGGCGCTGACCTACGAGGAAGCATTTGCCCGCGCCAACCGAACGATCGCCGATTATTTCGATCGGCATACGGCGTTCGCCACGCACGAGGATCAGCCTGGCGCGAATGTTCTTGGTCACATGATGGGATCAGTCGCAGCGCCGGCGGAAGAGCGTGCAGCGTTTGCCGCCGATCAGCGCAGCGGTTGGGCGACGGCTCCTGGTCAACGTGACGCGATCTATTCCGGCATGGGCATTCCCGGCACCGGCGTGAATATGCGCGTGCGGCCGACACTGCCGATGCAGGGTTTTTATGTCACGCCCGAGGGCAAGATCGAAAGCAACCCCGGCAACGTCGCGCGTCCGCTGGTGACGTTCAACACCGGCAAGGATCCGTTCAAGGTGACAACGCCGCACGACCAGGCGCTGCTCAACGCCGGCGAGGCCGTGCGTGCTTATGTCGACGCGCAGAACGCCGGCGCCTGGCACAAGACCTGGGCCGGCGGGCCACAGAACCAAAGCACCTCATTGCGCTTTCCGCGCGAAGGCCCGGCGACGACCGGAGAGATGCTTGCTCTTCGCCAAGCAGGAGAGCCGCACGGTCTCACCGATATCGTTGACACGGGGAAAGGCATCACGGCGTCGAGCTTCCCCAATCAGCCGGCGTCGAGCCGTGCGTTCGATCGCGCGTTGCGCAAAGGTGAGTTTGGTCAATTCGGCGAGCCAACGCGCGTGCGGGTCGGACCAGGTGATGCCGGCTACATCGACTACGTCGACGCCTGGCAGCAGGGTCCAGGCTCGGGTGCGGCGAGCAGGCAACTGCTCGATTACGTCAACAAGACACCGGAGATCCGCACCGCGCTCAACAACAATCCGTACCTGGGCGAGCGCGCGCTCGCGCGTGTGGCGCGCGATGAAGACTGGGCGGCGAAATGGGGCGCACCGCGCGAGGACATCCAGAACGCGCGCAAAATTATTGGCGATGGCCCAGGCTGGGTCGATCGCCTCGAGGCAGCTCTGAAGAAGGGCGCTATTCTTCCGGCGGTGGCTGCGGCGATTTTTGGGGCGGATGCTCTGGTGCGGCGGCAGGGGGGCTCGGATGCAGGATCTTAAACGCCGGCCCATGCCGATAGAGCCGCAGCTCCTCCTCCTCGGTGTAAGGAGGCTCGTGATAAAACGTGCCGTTTTCCGCGACTTTCCTAACCATGGTCAAATCCACCTCTAGGGCCAATGGCCCTTATAGCAGGAGAAACAAAGATGGCAAACCCGATAAGGCCGCTAGCGAACTCGCCGGTATGGCCACCGAACCCATCTGCCCAGCAGGCGGCCTCGCCGGGGCCGCAGCCGCAGGACGTAAAGAATGCGCCGCCACCACCGGCGCAGTCGCCGACGCAGGACAACTATTCGCATCACTCGTCACCGTCGCCCGGCATGCAGCAGACACCGTACAGCGAGACGGTGCCGCAAAACAAAAACAAGTCGATCAGGAAGATGCCGCCGGTGCCGATGCACAAAGTTCGCCACGCTAACCCGGTCGGGAGACCAAAAAATCCTCGCTACTGATGCGCTTTCGTTTTGCATCCTTGTGGCGTTTGGCGACGTTTGCGGCGGCGGTGAGCCACTGGCAGTTGGATGGAGTGTAATTGCCGTCGTTGTTGATGCGATCGATTGTGAGGTCATCTTGGTAGCCATGCTTGAGCGCCCAGTCTCTGAACGGCTCGAATGTCTGCCACGCCTTGCAGACTTTGATGCCGCGCCCGCCATACCATCTGAAAATTGGCGTTTGCGGATTGGTGCATCGATCGCGCATACCCTTCCAGATTTTGTAGAGGCGGGTTTGACTGCTGTTGTGCGTCATGTGGGCAGCGGCGGCTTGCTCGACTTGAAAACAGCCGCAAGAATTTGTTCTCTTCAGATGATCGCTGCGAACGACGTGCCTGTTGCCGCAATCACATCGGCAGAGCCATCTGACAGATCCATTTTCAGTGCGCCCAGCCTGCTTGATGACACGCAGGCGACCGAACCGACTACCTCTCAGATCGATAAAATTGTGGTTATGCGGCAGACCCATCAGGAGAGTTTATGGTGAGCTCTGATCGCCGTCTACTCTTGCTCAAGCGCAAGCGCGCCATCCTGAAGGCACGCGAGAGCTTGATTGATTTTACGATGCTGATGATGCCGGATCCGAACAACGTCGACGATCCTGATTTCTCGAATTACTCGCCGCAGAAATTCCACCGCGTGATCGGCGCCGGCCTCGAGGAGATCGAGAGCGCAAAATATCGCCGGCTGATGATCAACATCGGTCCCCGTTTCGGCAAGACCACGCTGGCGTCGGCGATGTACCCGGCCTGGTACATCGGCCGGCATCCCGAGCGATCGATCATCGTCGCCACCTACAACGAAACCTACTCGTGGGATCTCGGCCGCAAGATCCGCGACATCATGCAGACGCCGCAATACCGGCAGGTGTTTCCCGATCTGCAGATCAAAAAGAAATCCGCAGCAGTAAACCGCGTAGAGACCACTGACGGCGGCGTTGTGTTCTGCGTCGGCCGCGGATCCGCCGTCACTGGTCGCGGCGCTCACACCATCCTGCTCGACGATCC